TCAGGGGTTTTCGCTAGGCCTGCGCAGGCTGTCCAGGGTCCTGGCCAGCCATTCGAGCATGCCAGGATCGTGGCTGGTGGCGATGTTGAGGCGCATCCATGGGCTGGGTGCCTGCGACGGTGAGAACAGCGCGCCCGGGGCCAGCAGGTAGCCCGCGTCCAGCGCCAGGGCGGCGAGCAGGTTGGTGTCCACCCCGGTGTGGAACCAGCCCAGAAAACCCGCCTGTGGCTGGCAAAACGATGGCATGCCCAGGTCGTGCATGCGCTTGAAGGTGGGTTCGCGCAAGCGGTCCAGCGCAAGCTGCACCCGCTGGCAATGCTTGCGGTAGCTGCCCTCGGTGAGCGCGCTGTAGACGATGCGTTCGTTGATCTCCGGCGTGGCCAGTGAGGTCAGCATTTTCTGGGTGACCAGGCGCTCCACCATGTCGGCGGGGCCGGCGAGAAAGCCGACGCGGATGTTGGGCACCAGCATCTTGGAAAAACTGCCCAGGTACACCACCCGGCGCAGCTGGTCCAGGCTGGCGAGCCGTGTGGCGGGCATGCCCTGCGGCACGAAATCGGCGTAGATGTCGTCCTCTACCACCAGCATGTCATGTGTCTCCGCGACCCGCAGGATCTGGTAGGCCGTGGCGGCATTGAGCACGGTGCCGGTGGGGTTGTGCAGCACCGAGTTGATCAGCAGCATCCGGGGCTTGTGGGTTTCGGCCAGTTGGACCAGGGCCTGCACGTCCAGCCCCTGCGGCGTGTACGGCACGCCGACCAGATTCGCCCCGATAAGGGACAGCGCGCCGAGCTGCGCCGACCACGCCGGGTCGCCGACCAGCACCGTATCGCCGGGGCGCAAGACCAGGCGGCAGATCATGTCGACGGCCTGCGTGGCCCCGGTGGTGGTGAGCACCTGCGCCGGGCTGGCCTGGATTTCAAGCTCGGTCAGTTTGCGTTCGATCTGCGCCCGCAGTGGTGGATAGCCTTGCGCCAGCGCGCCGTGCGACAGCTGCAGACCCGGGCTGCTGGCCAGCGCCCGCAGGCCGGCCTTGAGCAGATCGCCGCCGCACAACTCGGGCGAGATGTAGCCCGAGCCGGGGGACAGATGGGCTGGGATGCCGCTGGTCATGTTGCGCACCAGCCAGCCCAGGTCGATGGCCTGGGTGCGGGGCGGAGCGGATGTGCGTCGTGCCGGCGGGCTGGGCTGAGGTTCACGCACAAAAAAACCGGCGCCCCGGCGCGCCATCAAATGCCCGCGCGCCACCAGCCGCTCGTACGCTGCGACGACCGTGAAGCGGGACACCCCGCGCTCCACGGCCAGTTGCCGCACCGATGGCATGCAGGGGGGGGATGTTTGAATTGATCCAGACCAAAACAGGTCAAAAACAGGCCGAAAAACCAGGCGAATCAATAACTTACGGTGTTTTGAGGCAAGCGGGTTAGGAACGTTTATTTTGATCCAGTGGCTGACCAAAATGCGGCGCGGTTTGTTCATTAAATGCCCGGCGATTGCCCGCTGTGGTGTCCATTAAATGCCCTGAAATTGTCAAAACAGGGTCTGGCGCCTACACTTGGGGCAAGCCGGTGGACTGGAAATGCACCATGCCCCGCGTAGCTCTTACGCGATTATGAAGACGTCGCGCTCTTCCCGGCCCCCTTCTCTCATAGCTTTCCGACCAGCAGCATGTACTGGCCGGACTTCAGCAAATCAGGCTTCGACGCCGCTCCCAAACTCACCACCGACAGCGCCGTGCCGTATTTCGAACTGACGTTCGGCCGCAGCACGATCTTGGGCACGGGTGTCGGCGTGATGCCGGTGCTGGCCGTGTTGTAGTTGCCTTGCGGCACCACCACCAGCGTCTCATTCTTCACATCCCACAACACGGCACGGTAATTCCGGAAGTTCTCGGGCAGCGCGTCGATCCAGTCGTCGGGCCAGGCTTGTTGCGGCTTGGCTTGGGCCTTGTGGGCACCGGTCAGGTGGATGGTCTTGCGGTCAAGCACGGCGACGGCCGTGGATTGCAGGTCGAGGGCTGGCACCTGGTCGGCCAGGGCCTGCAGCGTGGCGCTGTCGAGGAAACCGACGATCTGCGCGGCGCCGGTCGGTTTCGCAGTGGCTTTGACGGTGCTTCGAAAGGCTTTAAAACCGTCGTTCATCACCTTTTCAAACGCCGGTGAAATGGTTCTGTCCACCACGATGCCCTGCAACTCGCGCGGCAGGCGGGCCAGTTTTTGACCGAGGGCCAGCTCGGGCGACAGCCAGCTCTGGCCGACGTTGTGGTCCCAGCCCGGATCAATGCCGATAGGCACGCGGTCTTTGATTTCGCCGTCGCGGGTGATCACCTCGCGGGTTTTGTTGTCGAACGGCTGCGCCACCTGCAGGTCTTTGCTGTCCAGGTCTGTCTGGCTGTAGGCGCGCACGGTGCAGCGGCATCCCCAGCCGTTCGGCGGGTAGTGGGTTTGCCAAAACACGTCATCGACCGCGTAGATCAGTCCGTTCCACATGCGGTGCTGCGGGCGCACGCGGGCATCGCCGGCCGTGCGGTACTGCAGGAAGGGCCGGCGATCCTTGCCGGCCTGAATCTGCGACCAGCGGCCGGCCATGTGGGCCGAACGCATGTTGGTGTCGAAGATCACGGACGTGCGCCAGCCGCGCTTGCCCTTGTATTCCCAGCCGTGGTCTTGCACGGCCTTGTCGAAGTCTTTACGGAACGCGGTGATGGTGGTGCCGTTTTCGATGGCGGAGGTGAGCGATTGATGGATGTCGCGCACCAGGTCGGCCTTCGTGGCGCCGGTCACGGTGAACACCTTGGCGTGCACGGGGCCGGCCAGATCGTCCCAGGCCTGGCTGGTCTCGGGCAGCTTGGCCTTGAGGTAGTCGATGGCCTCGCTGAACTTGACGTTGAACCCACGCACCTCCAGCGGCTCAGCCATTCAGGCTCTCCATGCGGCTGGCCCGGGCGATCTCCAGACCGAGCTGGTGCGCCAGGCGGACTTCGATCAATGCGCCCTTCGACCTACGCCAGTTGGGCAAGGTGGCGACGTGGGTGCAGGTCAGCAACTGGGCCAGCGACAGGCGCATGTAGGCGGTGTGGCTGCCGCAAGGTGGCGCCGGGTTCTCGGCCGGGTTTTCGACGTGGTAGCCCATGCGGCGCAGCCGTGCGGCCTCGACGTTGAACGCTGGGTAGTTGAACTCGGGAAGGCCGGTCATTGGACCTGAGAGAAAAACGCGGGTTTTCAAAGCTGGCTCCTGTGCGGTGCCTTGCCACCAGGCAAGACAAACCAAAACGTGACGCAAGGCAGGGCATTGATGCACCAGCGCCGATTGAATGGGGAGTAATGCGCGCCGATCCACCAGGCGCTCTTGTTGATCAGTACGCCGCAGGTCTTCATGCCGCGTTCGTGGCGGCACCACGCAACATCGAGTAGCTCAGTGCCCGGTCGAGAACCTCGCGCAGGCCTTCGTCGTCCACCTCTCCGACCACGTCGGCCAGCGCATCGCGGAACTCGGCGAGCGTCTTGCCGGCCTGTTCGAACTCGACCAGCATGCGGTAGATGGGCGCGATCATCTTGTCTTCGATGACCTGGTCGGCCGCGTCGGCCGCGAGCTGGATGGCCTCGTCTTCGGTCATGCCTGCGGCCTTGGCGAAGGTGAAGCCGGCCAGGGCAGAGAAGTCGGCCGGTGCAGGATCGGCAGACGTTGGATCGGCTGGCACTGTGGCCGACTTGGTGGGCCGCAGCGCGTCGGCGTCGTCCTCGGCTTCCGGGATGTCCAGTTCGTCCAGCATGGCCTTGCGGCTCGGCTTGGCGCCCATGTCGGCGGCGATCTTGTAGGTCTCGGCCCGATCCTTGCCAGCCACCGTTTTCTTGAAGAACTCCAGTCGAGGCGGCGCGATGCCATCGCCGAAGTTGAACAGCGTGATCCATTTGAAAATCTGGCTCATGCCAGCGGCGGCGATATCGCGGTCGGAGTCGTGGACTTCGTTCTGTCGATCCTTGGCCGTGTCGGCCGCAGCACGCGAGCCGACCGTGAGCTGCTCGCCGATCATGGCTTGGCTGGTGAGTGCCTTGCTCATTTCGCGGTTCGCCAGCGTGATCAGCCGCTCCTGCGGCAGATCACTGCCGCTACCCGTGGGCGTGAGCAGCTCCAGGCCGGTGCCATCCTTCGCCACCACGTAGCCGGCCTCGATCATGCCGGCCAGGGCTTCTTCCAAGCGGTCGATGTCTTCCGGGCTCGAACCTTCGGGATAGCGGCCGATGGGCCACGGCAGGCCGTGCCGCTCGCAGTACTTGACGAAATAACGCCAACCGCCGGTCTTGAACGTCCACGGCCAGAAGCACGAGCTGAGCAACGCCACGCCATAGGGGTTGTCGCTGGTCGGCATATGGCGCGAGATCACGAGCTGGTAAGGCTCGACGGGCGCGCCCAGCAGGTTGCCCCGGCTCACCAGCAGCGGATTGCCCATGGCATCGAATTTGACACGCCGGCCTGGCCGGTCGATCACCTCGGTCGGCAGGTATTTGCCATCGACCAGGTTCCAGACCACTTCGTGCGGGCGGTAGCCGGTGAGAATACAGGCGCACATCTGCCACATGACTTCCAGCCAGTCGGCCATGGTGTTGGGCGGCGCGTTCTCCATCCATTGCTGGCACAGCTCACGCGCCGCATCGCTCTTGCCGTCGCCTTCGTTGCCCGAGACGATGCGGTATTCGTGCGAACGAAACGAGCCGCGGATCGACCGCACCTCGCCGATCACGTGGCCGTCGGCCAGGATCGACTGGTAGACCTTCTCGGCCACGCCCATTTCGCGCAGGATCGGGTCTGGATTGGGCAGCGCATGCATCGCGCCGAAGAAGCGCTGCGGGTCGCTGTTGGCGTCGGCAATTGGTTTGCCCAACCAGCCTTTGATCGACTGGACCATTCCACGTAGAGGCATCATTTTTTGCGTTTTCCAAGTCGAGGGATAGAGATACCGCCTGCTCGCGACACGGCCAGTTTCCAAAGCATTTCCAATGCGTCGGGGCCGTCGTCATGGTCGGCTTCTGGCCAGTGTTTCAACTGGCTGTTCAGAACCGTGTGGGCTTGTCTGAAGCGAATCAGGCCGTTGTTGACGTGAGGGCTCAAGCTCTCAATGCGCAGGTCTTTGTCACTATGGGGATTTACAGGCACTGCAGGCACCGGTATGCCTTCGGCTGCTGAGCGCTTTACCAGTTGCTGGCGCATAAATTCTTGGAACTGAATGCTCTCGAATGCCCAGGCCAAACAGGTGTATTCCTTCTGAAAATTGATGATGTGGCTGATCTGTAGGTCTGGCACGCGCCGCGCCACGATGGCCTCGATCACGTCCAGAATGCCGTGCGCTCGGTCGAATCCGCCGACTAGGGTGGCTGCGGGATCGCGCTTCTTGTTGTTCCGCCCCAGGCTCGGATCGTGGGAGCCGTAGAACACCCAGTCACGGAAAGGCTGCACCCAGAATTGCATCGTCTGGAAGAACGAAGCCTCCTGATTGGTCGGGTCGTTTTGATACTCGCAGTCGAAGGCGTGGTGATCGCCCGCCCGGATTTGCATCAAACGCAACAAAGGTCGCATCGTCGGCCAGCTCACGATGGCACCTTCGTCCATTTCCGCTTTGTTCTCGCGGTAGAAAGCGTCCGACTCGGACTCGGCTTCATCATCGGGCTCTTCGTCCTCATCAACCTTGGCATTGATAAAAAGCTCTTCCCATTTTTGCCAAAGGTCCATGCGGTCCGGCCAGCGGATCACGGCCTTGAATTTACGGCGTGTACGCCATTGCGGATTGCTATGAAACCGGTTTGCGGCAGAGTCATAGTGAAGGATCGTGTTGAGGTACAGCACGTCCATCGAACCATCTGGCGGGCCGAGCGGGAGAACCACCTTTGTCACCCAGTCTTCCACCTTGTCGCGCTGTTCCTTGCTCCGCACGTTCTCGTCGTTCTCGATGTCGTCGAGGAACACCATGTCAGGCCGGTACGGGCCGTGACGCAGACCGCGCATGCGCGTGCCCGAGCCGAAGGCCTGCACCTTCACATTGCCGCGCGTGACGATCACGCCCGCGTTCCAGACACGGCCCGCGCCCGTCAGCTCGGGGTAGTCCATCTGAAGCCGAGGATTGCTTTCCAGCTCCACCTTCACGGCTTCGAGCATGGTGGCGGCCTGGCTCAATGCGTCCATCACCAGCGGGATGAAGTGCTTGCGCTGGGTGACCACCAGCCAGATCGTGCCGAGCTGCGTGCCCAGCGTGGACTTGGCCTCGCCACGCGGCGCGGAGGCGTTGATCAGCTCGCCGGTGGGCTTGTCCACCATCTTCGGGAAGGTGCTGTACAGCCACTTCTGAAAGACGGAGGGCTCACCCTTCACGTAGTGCGGGAAGTAGGTCTTGCAGAAGAAATCGTAGTCGTAGTGCGCACGCGCGACCCGCTCCGCGCGCGCCGTCGGGTCGGTGCGGAAGCCGTCGCATTCGGCTTCCATCAGCTTGCGCTGCACCTCGGCATAGGCCCGCAACTCGGCGAGGAAATCCTTGTCTTTGAGGAGGCGGATTTTCTTGGCCATCAGGAAGGCCTCCGGCATCGTGCTGCCAGCTCTGCCAGCCATGCAGCCAGAGGCGGCGGCGTTTGCTCGCGCTCGGCTTTAGTTACCTCCGGACGCCATCCCGCCATCCCCTTGCGCAGCCTCGTGCCATCCTTGCGGCGCATCCTCGACTGAGCAATCACGTGGGTGGCATCGCCCAACCGAAGCGGGATGGTCGGCAGGTCACGCGGAACGCAACCGACGATGTACAGCCAAGTCATTTTCTCGGCCTTGTGACCCCACCAACTCTGAGATATCGGCAGCGTCCACCCACCCCATGCATCGATGGCACCCGGACGCGGCAGACCAGCCGCGGCCCACAGCTTGGAGTCCTTCGGATGTTCCAGCACGCCGCCGAAGCGCCTGACCTGGGCTACCGCGAAAATGGCCAGGTCTTTTTCGTCGGCGCGAGGTTTGGCGAAATAGAACAGCTTGCCCCACGCCCTGCACGGTGGATGTGCCACAACAGGCACGCCGCCGGGCCACTTGCGAGCATCGCGCTCGGCGTCCCATACATCGACGCCAGGTAACGTCTTGTAGACGCTGTCCGCGCGCGCAAAAAGGACGGCAACCTGACTCATGCACCGCCCCCGAACTCGCGCACAAAATCTTCGCCCGATGCCTCGGTGATCTCCAGGAACTGGCTGCGGAACTTCGGATGGTGCTGGCCGATGAAGGCGTTGAGGAACTTCATCACGTCCATGGCGACGGCAAGACGGTTCGCGTTCGGCATGGCGCGGCTGGCGGCGCTGATCGCCTTGTTGTAGCCATCCATCAGGCGCACCAGGATGTCGGCCTTCTTGTCGGCGGGCATCTTCTTGTCGTCCTTCATGAGCTGCAGCGTGCTCATGAACTGCGTTGCCAGTTCACCCAGCACCTCGTTCGCCATTTCTTCCACGCCGCTCTTCGTCATGCGGCGGGCGTTGCGGGCGATCTCCCAGTCGTCGCCCTTGTCGGCGTCGGTGCGCTTCCAGTTGCGGGCGGTGTTGTAGGGCACGCGGCAAGCCTCCGCAGCCGTGGACAGGGGCATGCCCTGCACGTACTTGGCCTTCAGCTTGCTGCGGGTGGACTTGTCGTAGGCCATGGGGTCAACGGCTCCCGAGGTACTTGATGAGCTCAACGGCGCCGGCCATGATGGCGCCAGAGAACGCACCGCCGCCTGCTGCCTTCAGCGCCGTGCCGCGTTCGTTGTCTTCGACTTTGTCGAGCCGGGCCTCGACGCCGGTGATGCGGCCTTCGATGGCATGGCGAAAGTCGTTGATGCGCTGGTGCGTGGAGTCATGGTTCTGCTGCATCAGTTGCGTCATGGCCGTGAGCTGGCCCTGAACCTGTGCAAGCTGCACCAGCACTTCGTTGTTTTCGCTCATTTGCAAGTCCGTTCAAAAATGGTTTGACAGGCAATACAGCGAATTGCGTAGGGCGCTGCCAGACGCCTTTCGCGGGGGATGGGTTCGCCACAATCTTCACAATCGTCTTGGCCCGCGCCCTGCACTTGCGCGCTCGCCAGGTACAGGGCCTGGTCGCGGCGCGACTGTGCAAGGTCGCTGGCTTGTTCTAGAAACTTTTCGTCCACTGCGTACAGCCTTTGGTATCGACTTCAAGGAATGCCAGCAGGCCGCACATCTGCGCGGCCAGTTGGTGGTAGGCCTTCGCCACCGCCTGGTGGTTGCGCTCCAGGTCCGGCACCTGGCCCGACTTCGCCAGCGGCAGAGGTGGCGGCACCACGGTCAGGTTCGCGGGGGGCGGCACCGGGATCGGCTCCGCCGAGATTGGCGGAATTCCAGCGGCGCAAGCGCTCAGCAGGCAGCACGCAGCTGTCCACAGGATCAGGTTTTTCATCGGAGGCCTCTCGGGCTAGTTGGTCGAAAACGGTGTCGATGGCCTGGCGCGCGGCTTCGCGCTGCTGGCCGGTGGCGCCCGCGCGGGCGATGTCGGTTTTGGCCTTGGCCTTCACCTTCACCTCGGCCTTTTGAATACCCTTGGCCTGGGTGACTTCACACTCCGCCTTGCCTGCGCGAAAGCCCATTTGGTGGACGCCATACAACGCGGCCAGCAGGGCCGCCACGAGCAGCAGCACAAGGGCTAGCTTGGCTTCTGCTTTCATGGATTGCCCCCGGTAGCATCAGCTACACCGGTGTTTGGCCCGCCTGGATCAACGCTGGTGCACGAGCCCGGCCCCCACCCCAAATAGAGCGGCTCGAACGTCAGCAGGATCACGGCGGGATAGTGGGCGTTTTCGCGCTGGCTCGCAGGCGTGACACCGGGGTTGATGTCGCAAGTGCGGCCCATGCACAGGCCAGGCGCGGCGCTGAGCTTTTGCCGCTTGTAGACCCAGCCCAGGCCGCCGTTGTAGGCACTGAGCGCGAAGGCCATGCGGTCGCAATCGCTCTCGGCCTTGATGCGCAGCCACAACCATTGGTCGTAGACCACCAGGGCGCGCATGGCCCATGTCGGGTTCAGGGGCGCTCGCTCGGCCAGGTCTGGCGACATGCCGCCGATCCATTGGGCCGTGGCGGGCATGAACTGGGTGAGGCCGACCGCCCCCACCGGGCTACGGGCATCGGCGCGCCAACGGCTTTCTTGGTGGATTTGCGCGGCGAAGGTGGCGACGGGTGCCTGCAAGCCCCAGACGCGCTGTGCCTCGCGCTTGAGGGTGCGCTTGTGCTGCTGGGCCTGGGGCGGGATTTCGGCGGCGTAGGCCTGGCCCGCGAACACGCTGTACGACACGACCAGCAGCAGGAGGGTCAGCAGGACGGCACCGATGAACCGAAACTCCGAGCGCATCAGCTCGGCTTCGGTGCGGTGGTAGTCCTCCAAGCCTTGCAGTTGCTCGGGCGTGGGGATGCCGGGCGGGGGATTCATGCGCCCAGGCCCACGCAGATCAGCGCGGCGGCAACGATGATGGCGCGGCGGATCATGGCCATGCCGTAGTCGCGCCCCGAGACCAGTTCGGCCGTGGCGAACTCTTCGACCGGCGCGCCCTCGGGCGCCTTGTCTACTTCTTCCAGCTCGGGCAGCAGGTATTCATGCGGCCGGTCGTAGGGGAACAGAGCCCGGTCAAGCCAGTAGCCGCCCCAGCCACCGAGGGACAGCAGGTGCGCCTTGTACAGCGACACGGCGATCAGGTTGCCGGGGAACTTGGCTTGCACGAAGAGCGCGATGGCCGAGAGCAGGATTGATGCGATGAGCCAGGGAAGAAGGCGAGTGAGGTTGCGCGACATGGGCTAACTCCAGAAATGAAAAAGGGCTTCTGAGAAGAAGCCCTAATGTCTGGAATTAGCGGGGTTGGGTCATGGTGAAGTGTTTCACCGTCGGGCCGGTTTCAGGTGTCGTGGTCCTTCGCCGCTTTGCGCACGTAGTCGAGCAGGTCGCCACCGACCACACCGGCTTCGAACTCACGGTAGCCGCGCTGGTGGACGGCCGCGCCGATGGCGATCAGTTGCCACAGCTCTTGCTCGGTCAGCTTGGGGGCGATTTCCGACAAGCGCAGCGCGTACACGGCCAGCAGGTCGGCCCAGTTCGTGAACTCCATCGGCTTGGTCTCGGCCATCATGAGTTGCACCAGGTCGGCGGGCTTGGTTGATGGAAACGCCATGGTTGTCTCCCGAGTTAGTAACTGCCCCAGCTCACCACCACACCATTCATGACGTGGAAGTAGGCGCCCGCGCCCTGGTAGGTGCTCACCACGCCATCGGCCCGGTTGATCTGAGCCGTGAGCCTCACAGCGGTGACACATACCTTCACGCGTTCAATGTGCATGCCCACGCGGGGTGACTTGTAGTCGTCGCCGCACCGTTCCTTGGTGGCGGCCAGGACGGCTGCGGCTTTATCTGCAGCTCGGCGATCAGCCGCGGCTTGCGCTCGGTCTTCCGCCGCCATGCGTTTTTCGATTGCATCCCTTCTTTCCGCTTGCTCCGCCAGTTGCTTCTTACGCGCGGCGGCCCGCTCGGCTTGTTCTTCTTCCTGTGCCTCTCGCTGCGCCTGCCGCCGTTCATCCGCATCTTGCGCGGGTGTGCGGTACATCGAGCAGCCCGCTCCACGGCACATCCCATTGCTGAACTGCTGCGCGAATGCGGGGGCCATGACGCCGAGCAGCAGTGCAGCCGCCCACCTTGCCAAGATGGCTTTGTTCCATACAAGTTGCGGCATCGGTCAGCCTTTCGAGTTCGCGCACTGTGCGGCGTACATCCGGTATTTGGTGTTCAGCTCATTCCAGTATTTCAGGTGCCGCGCGGCCTCGGCCTGGGACTGCGCCTCCCATTGCATTTCGATGTTGATGGGCATGGCGCGAAGCATGCCCGATGCGTCGAAACAACCCGTATCCGCTGGGCCGGCTGCAACCTGTGCATTGAGGCTTTCAGCCTGGGCGCGCAGGTCGCGCAAGCGGGCCTTGTCCGCGGACTGCCGCACGGTTTCGAACTGCTCATGCAGAGCGTCCATTTTTTTCGCCACGGGCGGGGCGGCATGGGCCGAAAACGAAGCGATGAGGATTGCTGCTATGGCGATGGTTTTCATGTGTGTTTACCACTCGTGAGTTGAAGCCCGGACCCGGCCGACGATGGACACGCTGTCCGTCTTCGCCAAATCGATATCGTAAGTTGGGTAGTCCGAATTCGCGCTGCTCACGCGCAGCAAACCTTCGGGCAAAAGCTGGCAGTACTTCACGAGCAGCTCGTCTCCCTGCAGCAGCACATAGGCGCGCCCGCTCTTGGGCAGGGTGTCGCTGATGTCCACCAGCACCTTGTCGCCGTCGCTCAGCCTGGGCTGCATGGACTCGCCCACCACATCGATCACGCGCAGGTTGGTCGGTGACAGGCGCTTGCTGGCGAGCCACTTGCGGCTGAAGGCCAGACCGTCGATTTCTTCGTGGTCGCCATTCAACGCGCCAGGGCCGGCGCTGGCTGCTACCGCGTGCGAGGCGATCACCACGAAGTCGCCATCGTTGCCGCCCATCTTTACGCCGGTGATCACGTAGTTCACGTCCATGCCGGCTTCGTGGGCGCGCTTCAGGTATTCGGCATCCGGTGCGCGGTCGCCAGATTCGTAGTTGAACTGCGTGGTTCGACTCACCCCGCACAGGACGCCGAAGTCCGTGGGGGCAATGCGCAGCCGCGTGCGTTCCGCTTTGAGACGTTCTCCCATTTCGACGTTCACAGACGTGTACTCCCGTGTTGCATTTTTGGTTCACGGTCAATTCACGGTGAATCCAAGGCGTGGAATATACGTTCAACAACGCGGACTCGTAAGGGAAAACTCCTACAAAAGGTGAACGCTTCGTCTCAATTTGCAACCAAATTCCCGAAATCTGTACTTTCTTCTTGCAAGTACCGTTTTGTGGACTCATAATCCATCACAGTTCAATAACTGGCATTGCACAGTCAACGGAGATACAGATGGGAAACAGCAAACCGCGCGCCGAAGCCGCTGGAATCAGCCCCGATTCCGCCAAGCAAGCCCTTTACGCGAAGGGCATCACCCTGAAGGAATTCGCAACCCGCCACGGCTTCAAGTACCGCACCGTGAGCGAGGTGGTGCGTGGCGTCAACAAAGGTCTGTACGGCGAGGGCCACAAGGTCGCCGTGAAGTTGGGCATCAAGTGAAGAAAGAAACCGAAATGGCAAAGAAACAAGCAACTGAAGTGGTCGAGGTCAAAACGGCGAACGTTGTCCGATTTGAGATCAGCGATGAGATCGTGTCGTACGCGGCCCGTCTTGGTGCCGATCTCCGTGCCCCCCTGGAAGACCGGGCGGACCGCGCAGCCGAACACATGAACCGGTCGCAACGCCACGAACTGGCAACGGGATTGCTGCTCGGGTCTATCAAGGCGGAATGCGAGCATGGCCAGTTCCTGAGCATGCTTGAAGAGCGGGGTTTCGAAGAGCGCAGCGCTCGCCGTGCGATGCAGTACGCACAGTTCATCCTCTCCCGTTCAGACGACGAGCGTGAATTCCTCGTGGGTCTGCCGAAGACGAAAGTCATGGCGCTGGCTGGTGCCGATCTGGAGGTCGTGGACGACATCCTGGAAAACGCCGATGGCGACATCGCCGTGCTCGGCGTCCGACAGCTTCGCCTGGAACTCCGCCGCCTTCAGGCCGAGAAGACCAATGCCGAAGTGGACCGCGACAAGGCCGTCGCCGAGCGCGATGGCCTCTCCAAACAACTGCGCAAGCGGCGCCGTGACGAAGAAGACAACGACGGCGTGCCGCTGGTGATCGCCGACGTGCGGGCCGAAGCCGCCGCCCTGGTGAAGAAGGCCGAGCTGGCGCTCACCAGCCTGTACCCGCTCGGCGTGGAAATGGCCGGCCTGGGCGGGCATGACGAAGCCGGTGTGTGGGTGCAGCCCAGCATGCGCCTGGCGCTGTCCGGCCTGGTGGCCCTGCGCGTGCAAATGGATGGGCTGATCGGCAGCTACGTGCAGGCCCTGGGCGACAAGGCCGACAAGCTCAAGAGCCACCCCGACAGCCTGGCCTTTTTGGACGCCAGCGAGATCAAGACCGTGGCCGAGGACTGGGAGCGCCTGACCGCGCTGCACCAGCACGAAGCTGCCCTGCGTGCCCACGAGCGCGATCAGGCCAAGCCCAAGGGCAAGGGACGCCCGAAGGCAGCGCCTGAAGCGCCCAAGGTCTGAGCCCACCGATCACCCACCCCCCAACAGGTGACCACATGGGCTCAGTCCTCAAACTTGCGAACGACGTGCGGCAGATGAACGATCTACCCGCAGCGCTGAATGCCGACCCCTGGGCGACGGCCAGCGAAGAACAGCGCCGCGTGGCGGGCTTCCGCGAAGCCCTGCTGCAGCCGCTGGCCGACCTGGTGAACCAGGGCACCAGCATCAACCGCGCGGCGGGCCTGCTGGTGGCCCAGCTCGCCAACGGCACGGCCGAGATGCGCATCAAGCACATGGCCGCCATGCTGCACGCCGATGGCGCAATGAGCATGCCCACGGCCAAGCGCTGGCTGTCGGCCTACCTCAAGGGCGGCAAGACCGCGCTGCTACCGAGGCACACCGGCCGCGTGCGGCAGGACTACGGCTGGGAAACCCGCGCCGTGGCGCTGTACAACCTGCCGGGCAAGCCAGGTTATGCGGACGTGACTTCAAAGCTGATCCAAGAAGGCTTTGAAGACGTGACCGAAAGCCGGGTGAAGCGCTACCTGAAGGCGCTGCCGGCCACGCTGGGCAAGCTGAGCCCGGCGCGCATCGGGCCGCACTTGCACCGCCTTACGCGGCAGAAGTTCCAGCGGCGCAGCCTGGCCGAGGTGCTGGTGGGCGAAATCTACGCAGGCGACGGCCACACGGCCGACTGCTACGTTGCGGACCCGAACACCGGCAAGCCGTACCGCCCGGAGCTGACTTGCTGGATCGACATCAAGAGCAGTTATCTGGCTGGCTGGTGGCTCAGCGAAAGCGAAAGCACCGAGTCCACCCTGTTCGCCATGAGCCATGCCATGCGCATGTTCAACCACGTGCCGGCCTGGGTGTATGTGGACCGGGGGCCGGGCTATCGCTCCAAGTTGCTGAGCGAGAAAGGCACGGGCTTCTATGACCGCTTCGACATCGGCCTGATCGGCGCGCTGCCGGGCAACCCACACGGCAAGGGCTGGATCGAACGCTTCTTCCGCACGGTGCGGGACAAGCACGACAAGTTCTTCGCCAACGGCACGGTGTACTGCGGCGACGACATGGCGCCCGAGACCAACCGCCGCCTGAGTGCCGACCTGGCGATGGGCCGGCGCACGCTGCCGAGCCTGAAGAGTTATGTGGACAGCTTCACGGCCTGGCTGGAGCACTACCACGACCAGCCGCAGGACAAGCTGGACGGCCGCACACCCGCCCAGGTGTGGGCCGGGCTGCAGCCGGTGCCGGTGGAAAGCGGCATGGACGCCATTGTCCGGCCTCGCGTTGAGCGCACCGTGCGCCGCCAGACGATTCAGCACCAGAAGCGCTTCTATTACGCCGAGGCACTCGCACTCTTCGATGGCCAGAAGATGGTGATGGAGTACGACTTGCACCACGACAGCCATGTGTGGATTTTCGACGGCAAGGGCCGCTTCGTGGCCGAAGCCCGCCTGGTCAACACCATCGGCGTGCTGCCCACCAGCCGCCTCGAAGAAGGCCGTGATCGCCGCCTGGCCGGACAGCTCAAGCGCCTGGAACGCAAGGTGGACGAAGCCAAGGCACGGCGCAACGACCCGATCACCGCCAGTGACCAGGCCGCAGCCATCGAGTCCCTGCAGCCACTGCTGCCCCCCGCCCCACCGCCGCCGCCCACCAGCGCGGATGTGATTGACATCGACGTACTGAACTGGAGGAACGACAAGTGAGCACCCCCCAAGCACAAACCTCGCTGCCTGGCATGTCCAGCGGCAAAGTGAATGCGGCCTACACGCCGCAGGACATCGACAAGATCGGCACGGTCAAGCGCTGGCTGGACGACAACGCCAAGAGCCGTTCGTGGTTGTCCAAGAAGTCGGACATCCCGAGCGGCACGCTCAGCCAGATCATGAGCGGCAAGTACGTGAGCAGCCCGACGCGGCAGCTCAACCAGGTGCTCTCCGTACTGGAGACGGAAACCGAGCGCCTGAAGGACGGCACGCCCGGCTATGTGAAGGGCAGCGTGCACTGCTTGATGAAGGTGGTGTGCGACCGGACCCGCAAGCACGCGAACATCGGCGTGGTGACGGGTTATGTGGGCGTGGGCAAAACCCGCTTCGGCAAGGAATACCGTGCCGCGCACCCGATGACGCTGATGGTGGAAGCCAGCCCGCACATGACGCCTGGCGTGCTGCTCACCGAGCTGCTGGAGCAACTGAACAACGCGGTGCCGCCCGGGCTGGACCGCAAGTTCCGCGAGCTGACCCGCGTGCTGCGCGGTACCAACTACCTGCTGATGGTGGACGAAGCCGAACGCCTGAGCAGCAGCGCCCTGGAATACCTGCGCCGCATCCGCGACATGGCGACCGTGGGCGTGGTGCTGATGGGCACGGAGAAGCTCACCGCGCTGATCAAGCCGCAGCACGGCCAGTTCGACCAAATCCGCTCACGTGTGGGCATGTGGCCCAAGACGATTGAAGGCATCACCCGCGACGACGCCGACGACATGGTGCGCGCCGCACTGGCCGACATGGGCGACGTGCCCGACGACATGCTGGACGCGCTGTGGGCCTACTGCGACGGCAGCGCCCGCGTGCTCAACGAAAACCTGATCGGCGCCCTGCGCGACTACGGAACTGGCCGTGCCCTCACCGCCGATCTGGTTCACAGCCTTGCCAGCAAGGTGCTGTTCATGGCCCGCCCGAAGATTGAAGGGGTGAAATGATGCGCCCTCTTGGATGGATCAAACGCCGGGCGCGCCGCCTGATGCGCTTCTATGGGCTCACCAGCCGCCGCGTGGCGGTAATGGAGGCCGCAGGCGACTACCGCCGCTTCGTGGGCATGCCGCTCATTCTGGTGCAGGGAGGGCGCTGACATGGGACGCCACATCGACCATGAAACCCTGATGCTGTGGGTGCGCCTGGTGCAGGCCGGGGACTACCACACGCCGAGGCAAATCCGCGAGGTCTGGTATCCGAACCTGACCACGCACGAGGTGCGCGACATGCTGGAGCGCCTGACCGCGAACCGGATGGTGCGCCAGAAGCGCGAGGCCTGCAAACACACCGTGTACGGCGTGACGACGCTGTGCATCGCCCCGCCCGGCTACGCGCACATGATGCAGCCAGCCGGCCGCCAAGGGGCCGCAGCATGATGGCCCGCATCTTCCGCCAGGTGTACCTGCTCGCCATGCGCTGGCTGTGCTTCTTTGCCTTGGCGCTGTGCCTGGCCGTGCTGGCCGGCACGGTGGCCATGGTGGCCTCCGTCGTGGGCTCGGCATTGCTCGCAGTGTGGGCGCTGGCCGACGCCGCGGTGCCGCTGACGCTGGGCGCGCTGGACTCACTCTGCGCGCTGGGAGGCTTGTTATGAGCCTCATCAACACCTGCCAGGTGTGCGGCGCCGAAGAGAGCCTGGACGGCCTGCTGCTGCGCATGATCGAAGACGACACGGTGCGCCGGCTGATCGGCGACGTGATCACCAAGAGCTTTCCGCTCGGCGGGCTGGTGGTGCGCTACCTGCGCCTGCACAAGCCCGAGAAACAGAAGCTGCGCATGGGCACCGTGGGCAAGCTGCTGATGGAGCTGGTGCCCGACGTGCAGCGCGCCGCCATCGAGCGCAACGGCCGCATGTGGGCCGTGAGCGAGGCGCAGTGGCAAGCCGCCTTCCAGGCCGTGTTCGACCAGGCCGGCAAGGGCACGGTGGTGCTGCCGCTGCAGGGCAATGGCTACCTCTACAGCGTGCTGATGCGCCTGGCCGACCGGGCCGAGGCCAAGCAAGAGGTGCAGACCGAGGCCGAGCGGCGGCACGGGCCGAAGCACACCGCGAGCATGCCTAGCAACGTACCGGACATCGTCGCCGTGCAGCAGTTCGCTCAGTTCGGCGGCAAAGACCCTGCGCTGGCGAAGCTGGACGAAGACAGCAAGAAGGCCGCACCGATGCCTGAGTCGGTGCGCGAGCGCATCGCGGCACTGAAGCGCGGCAGCGCCACTAATTCCACCAACCAAGAGCAACCATCAAAGGACCAAGCATGACGACTGAAAACACCATCCCCCCGGGCTATTGGGCCGATGCCAATGGCACGCTGACGCCGGTCAGCAAGATCAAGGAAATCGACAAGGACCGCAGCCGCACGGTGGAAGAGCTGTGCAACCAGGCCAAGGCCGAAAGCGCGCGCCTGGCCGGCTTCAAGCTGGCCGCGAAGGAAGTGTTCGACGCCTTCATCGGCCGCAGCGCCGCCGAATACAAGGTGGAGCTGCGCGGCGTGAAGGGCAAGGGCAACGTGACGATCACGAACTACGACGGTCGTTACAAGATCGTGCGCCAGGTGTCCGACACCCTGGTGTTCGACGAACGGCTGCAGGCCGCGAAAGTGCTGATCGATGAGTGCATCCAAGGCTGGAGCAAGGGCAGCAACGCCAACATCAAGGCCTTGGTGAACGATGCCTTTCAGGTGGACAAGCGCGGCAAGATCAGCACCGGCCGCGTGCTGGGCCTGCGCCGGATCGACATCACGGACCAGAAGTGGCTGCAAGCCATTCAGGCGATCAGCGACAGCATGAGCGTTGCCAGCACGAAGAGCTATATGCGCTTCTACGAGCGCGACGATGCCTCGGGCGAGTACTTCCCGATCAATCTGGATGTGGCGGCTGTATGAGCACGAACCTTGTTCAATGCACGCGCTGTCGCGTCAAGCACACGGAGGCCGAGCGCGTTGATCACCCCATCCGTGCCGGCATGACCGAATCGCACTGCCCGCGTTGCGACTGCAAAAGCTTCTATGACCTGCGGCCGCAGGTGGCCTGGTGCTGGGCATCGGGCCTGATCGAGATCGGCGATGCCATGCCAGAGCCAGGTCCAGATGGTGGAGGCGCTATCAAGATCGCCAGTGGTCCCAAAGCCAACCTGAAGGCGCGGCTGGAGGTGGTTGCGCGGCATGGCTATGGCGAAGGTGCCGGCCAGTTGCTCGTGCCTGGCGTGCCCGAGGCGGATGGCCAGCAGGCCAAGGGCGATGCCCTGGCTGCTTGGCTCAAGTGGTGCGGCGCCTTCCGCCGCAGCGGCGTGGTGTTCGCCAAGGAGTTCGCATGAAAAGCTTCGAACAACTCGCCCGCGCCGCCTACAGCGCCTACCTGAAGGTCTGCCAAGAGGCCGACGAAGAAGGTCTGGCCGGCCACGCCCTGACCTACGACGAACTGGACGAAGTCTCCAAGAGCGCCTGGCGCTCCGCCGCCATGGGCGTGGTGGCCGAGGTCTCCACGGTTCGCTAACCGGTTGTCTCCTTGATCGATGGACCGGACGGCCGGCCTTGATCTTTTCCCCCGGCGCTTCGGCGTCGGGGCTTTTCTAGGACCAAGCATGAACACCAACGACCTTATCAACAAGGCCCAGGGAATCGCCCGAACCCTGAGCTACAACGACAAGCCGCAAGGCGCCGCCAAGCACATGCTGCACGAGCTGTGCCACCGCCTGGGCGCGCGTACCGTTCGCATCCACAAAAAGAGCGACGGCTATCTGATGGTCACGCTGTACGGCGCATCTCGGTACCTGACGCGCCGCGAGGTGTTCATGTGGCGTTGGTTCGGCGTGGCGCCTGCCGGCGTGGTGGTCGAGCCGCTGGCGCAGGATTGAGGGCCGATGCGATGACGATGCACCCTGAACCACGCAAACGCGAGCTGGGCCTGATCCACATGGCGAAGGCGCAGCTTGGGCTGAGCCGGGAGGACTACGAGTTCGTGATCGGCCAGGTGACGCGCACCAAGAAGACCAGCGCGGCCGACCTGACCGATGCGGAGCGCAACACGCTGCTGCAGCACTTCAAGCGCATGGGCTTCCAGATCAGGCCGAAGGCTGGCTCACCACGGCCCCTCAATGAGCCGGTGAATCGGAAGATGCGGGCGATGTGGTACGCCCTCGCCGAGGTCGATGCCGTGAAGAAGCCGGCCGATCCGCTGGCCTGCGACAAGGCCATCGAAGCCTGGGCGAAGCGGCAGATCAACGAAGGCAACGCGCGGCGCGAGCTGGGCCAGCTCGACGCGCTGCGCTTCGCCACGGGTGAGCAGTTGCACAAGCTGATCGAAGAACTGAAGCAATGGGGGCGCCGCGTGAAAGCGGCCATTGACTGACATGGACATCACGACCACCGCCATCCCAGCCGCGCCGCCTGCTGTGCCCACGCCGGCCAGCAGCACCTGGCGCCGCGACCTGACGCTCAACCCGGACGCATTGCCCGCCGCGATCCGGGGCCTGGCGGAAGCTATCGGCGGCATCGACACCTTGCGCCTGATCGGCCAGCACGGCGGCGCGCGCGTGCAAGTGCCGAAGAAGCCGACCGAGGACCACCCGCTGCGCATGGTGATGAGCGCGGCAGGCTTCGAGCTGCTGGTGCGTCTCTACGGCGGCGAACTGCTGGACCTGCCCAAAGGCGATGCTTTCCTGCGCCGGCTGCGGCACGACCAGGTGCGCCAGTGCCGCGAGGCCGGCCTGAAGGTGGATGACATCGCCGAAACGACGGGCTACACGCGTCGGCATGTGATCAACATCCTCAGCGGGCGCGGCGACCTGAAGGACACGTGGACCATGGACATGTTCGAAGAGACGAACCCGGTCAGCACGCCGCAGGCCGGCAGGGCGAATGACCCGTTCGGCCTGGCTCGCCGGTAAGATTTCCGCATCGGGCACCTCCCCGACTGCTCGACATAGCGTTTAAAACCGCCTCAGACCCGTTTAAAACGCGTTTTCCGGGCCTGGGTGGCACATCCGGTGGTCTCAAGGCTGCGAACGCCTTCCAGGCCCTCCCCAATCTCCCAGATTTCTGACTCCTTGGTGAAGCGTTTCACCATGACCTAACAGCGCTCGCTCGGCAAAGTTCAGGTCATGCCCAAGACCGCAACCACTGCCAAGAAAACCTCGACCCCACCCGCGACCGCGAAAGGCCTCAAAGGCTGGGTCGAGGTTTTCAAGGCCGGCCCACACACCGACAGCGCCAGCAAGCAGATCACCTTCAGCCAGGCCGACCTGGACCAGATGATCGCGAACCACGAGCTGGGCCGCGCGCCAGCCGTCATCGGTCATCCCAAGAAGAACGCACCCGCCTATGCATGGGTCGATGCCTACAAGCGGGAGGGTGACTCGCTGTTTGCCAAATTCACCGATATCAATCCCGCCTTCGAAGCCGGCGTGCAGTCGAAGGCCTACCGCAACCGCTCGCTGAGCGTGTTCCAAGACAAAGACCACGGCTGGCGCATTCGCCACGTCGGTTGGCTCGGCGCTGTGCCGCCTGCCATCGATGGCCTGGCGGATGTGGAGTTCGCTGGCGACGACGCCGAGGTGCTGGAGTTCTCCGCGCCAGGTTATGGCCTGGTGTGGGCGGTGGAGTCCATCGCCCAACTGCTGCGCAGCCAGCGCGAGGCCTTGATTGCCGACAAGGGCATCGAAGCGGCCGACCTGGTGCTGCCGCAGTGGCGCATCGACAGCGCGTTCGAAGCCGTCAACCAGGCGCGCACCCAGTTCCAAGAGGCCGACACCACAGCCGGCCGGATGTTTTCACAACCCAACGACACAGGAGTTTCCATGCTCACGACCGAAGAGCAGCTTGCCGCTGCGAAAGAAGAAGGCCGCAGGGAAGCGGAGGCCAAGAGCGCCGCCGAGTTCGCCGCCGCCAATGCAACGCTTCTGAAGCTGCAGGCCGAGCGCCAGGCGGAGCGCATCACCACGCAGATCGCCGGCTGGAAGGCTGGTGGCAAGGTGCTGCCGGCCGAGGAAGCCGGCCTGGCCGAGTTCATGGCGTCCATCGAAGACGCGGGCCAGGAGTTCAGCTTCAGCGCGCACGACGGCAAGGAAGCCAAGAAGACGCCCGCGCAGTTCTTCGCCGACTTCATGGGTGCCCGTACGGCGCTGGTGAAGCTGGGGGTGAAGAGCGAGGACGATCCCACGGCTACCGCCCTGGACAAGTCCAGCCACGTCGCCATCACCGCCGCAGCCCGCGAATTCCAGGCATCCGAAGAGAAGGCGGGTCGCGTGATCCCCTTCGAAGCTGCCGTTACGTCGGTCATGGCGCGCTGAGCGGCTGACCACCCCACACCCGCAACCACTGGAGCATCCACATGGGATCAATGAGCACTTTCCGGTCTTACAAGGCCGAGGCGGCCGTAGAAGGCTTCCGCATCATCAAGCATGGCAGCGCCGACGCCACCACGATCAAGGCCACCGCCGCGACCGACAAGCTGTTGGGCACTGCCGATGGCCTGGACAAGGCGGTGGGCGAATTCGTGGACCTGAACGACAGCGCCGTCGGCGAGGTGCGGCTGGGCGGCACCGTGGCACGTGGCGACGCGTTGACCGCCGATGCGAACGGCAAGGCCGTGGTCACGACCACCGTGGGCAACCGAATCATCGGCTTCGCGGACGCAAGCGGCGTGGTTGACGACGTGATTCCCTACCTGCGCGCCCTCGGCGTGTATTGAGCGGCACCGTAGCCGCTTCCCTCGACTTCAAACACACAACCGATTTTTTAGGAGCCTTGCATGGCAACCGCACCCTTCGTTATCGTTCCCGCGCTGACCGCCATCGCGGTCGCCTACAAACAAGGCAACCTGATCGCCGACGACGTGCTGCCGCGCGTGCCGGTGGCGGGCCAGGCCTTCCGCTACAACAAGTTCGCGCTCGGTGAGGCCTTCACGGCACCTGATACGCGGGTGGGCCGTCGCGGTGCACCCAATCAGGTCGAGTTCGGTTCGACGGAAGTGCAGGATGCCACGGTGGACCACGCGCTGGATTCGCCCGTGCCGAACGCCGATCAAAACGCATGGATTGCCGCAAACGCTGCGGGCCAGGGCATGGTGGGCACCGCCGATCCGCAAAGCCGCGCCACCGCGCAGGTGACCGGCCTGGTGCAGACCCGCCGCGAGAAGCGCGCCGCCGACCTGGTGTTCAACTCGGCCAGCTATGCCACTGCCAACAAGCTGACGCTGTCGGGTACGAGCCAGTGGAGCGACTACACCAACAGCAAGCCGCAGACCGCCATCAATGCGGCGCTGGATTCGATGATCATGCGGCCGACCGTCGCCGTCTTCGGCCGGCTGACCTGGTCGGCCCTGTCGTGCAACCCTCAGCTGTGCCAGGCCATCTTCAAGAACGGCACTAACGCCGGCCAGGTCAGCAAGCAACAGTTTGCCGACCTGTTCGAGCTGGAAGATGTGCTGATCGGGGACGCATGGATCAACACCGCCAACAAGGGCCAGGCGCCGACCGTGGTGCGCCTGTGGGGCAAACATGCTGCCTTCCTGCACCGCAACAAGCAAGCCGACACCGAGTTCGGCGTCACCTTCGGCTTCACCGCACAGTTCGGCGAGCGCGTGGCCGGCCTGATCGAAGACGCAGACGTGGGCATGAACGGCGGTGTGCGTGTGCGCTCCGGTGAATCCGTGAAGGAACTGATCACCGCGAACGACCTGGGCTTCTTCTTCGAAAACGCGATTGCGTAAGCAATAAGCAAGAGAGGCCCTCGGGCCTAGCCGTGGTGCGCAAGGCCGGGGAGCGAGGCGCGCACAGGCGAGCAGAAAGGTGGAACGGCCTGCGCCCCCAGGCCGCCCACCGTCCCCGAACATTTTTGGAGTTGATCATCATGGCAAAAGCAAAGACGGCCGCAGCAGTGGCCGATACCACGACCACCACCGACGAAGCTACCAGCGAGACCGCAACCGAGAACACCACGGGCAGCGAAACCAGCGCTGATGCCGGCACTTCGAGCGAAGGCACCGACGCCGGTGCTGCTGACCAGGTCGAGAAGGCCGAGGCCACCGAGGGCGCTGCCGCATCGTCTGGCGTTGACCTGGTCGACACGGCAAGTGCATCGACCGCGGCTGAATCAACTGCAGCCGTTGCCGTGCTTTCCGCCGAGGGCCTGGAAGCCAACGACAAGCCGAAGACTGCCGCCGAGGCGCTGGAGCTGGTGAAACAGTTCTACCCGCAAGCCGAGTTCGCCCAGGCCGTGGCCGAACTGAATGGCGCCAGTGCTGCCGCCGCCAATTCGATCAGCGCCACGGTCATCAACGACGACAACTTCTACCGTGTGCTGAGCCCGCTGGAACACAACCACAAGCTCTACGCCGTCGGCAGTGCCGTGGTGCTCACCGATGAGGAAGCCGCGCCGCTGCTCGGCCGCGCCGTCGAAGCCATCTAAGCGTTTTTGAAACACAGGGGGAAGTCAGATGACGATCATTTTGAAAGACAAGGGCCTTACGGTGAACGGGCAGTGGTATGCGCCCGGATCGGTCATTGTGGGACTCGACCCTGACAAAGAAGCGGCCATGATTGCCGGTGGGAATGCCACGCCAGGTACGGGCCCGGTGGAAGGGGGTGGGAGTGGCGGCACGATCACCGGAGCACCAGCCATCATCGAACCAGTGGTGGTGGGAATTCCGGCAACGTTCACGCCGGCAGCGGGCGTGCCGACCAGCACTCAGTGGGCGCAGGGCGATGTCGATGTCGCGAACGCAAACCGGCCCACATTCACCGTGGCACTCGCCGACTATGCCAAGACACTTGCCGTGAAACAATACGGCACGGCCCCTGCGGGTCGGCAAACTGCCGTCAGCCGCGCCGTGCTGGCGGGCTTCATGAATATCAAGTTGTCCAACACGGTCAACCTCCGAGCAATGCGCGTCGGCGGCGTTCGCGGGCAAGTCTACGACGCTGGCGACAGCTTGCTGGCCTCATACGGCGCGACGGGCGCCGCCTATACGGGTCAACGCACGATGGCACCCCTGGCGCAATTGGCCACGCTGTTGACCGCTGCTGGTTTGCCGGCTCGGGCCGATTGGTCGATTGGTTCAGGCGTTGCGAACACTTCGGCATACGCCCAGACGCCAGCCACCTGGACCGATCAGGATCCTCGCGTCACTTTCAGCGGCGGCAGCGTACCAGCAGGATTCGAGGTTTGGGGTGGCAGGTTCTATCGACTGTCATCCGCCGGCAATAAGCTCATCTTCACGCCCGGAAATACTTTCGATATCGGCATGATCTTGTTCGCGAAGAACACCAGCGGCCAAGGCAACTTCACCGCCAGCATCGATGGCGGCACGACCACAGCTGCAACGATCGCGGATAACGATGCCGTTGACGTCGCATTGACCGAGATCGCTGTTGCCGCAGGGTCTACCGCCTTGACATTGGTGCGCGGTGCGGCGCTGAGCCACATCATCGGCGTGGGCACGCGCACCTCAACGGCTCCAGGTATCGAG